TGTTCTTCAAGAGCGTGTTGCTGAAATTGATGATCTGCTTACGCACTTTGATAGCAAAGCAAAAAAGTTAATTCTTGGTTGGTAACATATAATAAGTAGCGTTGTTATTATAGTTTATTCGGGGTTAGTTTAAAAGTAAGTTTGTTATAAATAAACGTATAAAACTTGAAGATTCGATACCAGAAAACTGGTATCGTGGTAGGGTATTGGGGAATGGCGCAATTGGTAGCGCAGGGGACTTTGAATCCCAAGGCTGAAGGTTCGAGTCCTTCTTCCCCAGCCATCACCCCGAGCCACTACTTCTTTTCTGTTTTCTTTTTGGCTTCGTCCAAAAACTTGTATACAGCGTTCATATTCTTCTGACATTCTGTATTTTTTTCATGCAACTCGACCAGTAGTTTGGCTACCTGTACGTCTGTTAGAGTATCAGGATTGGGGAAACGTCTAACATCCTGACAATAAAACATTGTGCGATCAGGTACAACAACCTGCAGTTCTGTTTTGGTAATAAATTGTGGCGGTGGTGCAGTTGCACATCCTGCCAATGATAATGTTGCTATAATAGCTACTAGTAATTTCATTTCACAGCATCCTTTAATTTGTTCACGGTTTTCTTCAAAACATCAGAAGCTGGTCTATCATTAGCCGCTGTTTCTTTTGAATTTAGATCAGCGCTGATAGCTTCTAATTTTTCTTTGAGAGCTTTCTTTTCTGCATCATTTGCAACTTGAACTTCTTTTTGTTTCGCATTAATGTCTTCAAGTTGTTGCTTCATAGTTTCTTGATCGTGCATATCTTGTTCAAGCTGTAGTTCATTGTATGCAAGAAGGGCTTCACGCTCGATTCCCTTACGCCATTCATAATAACCTGCTGTTAATGAACCAAATACTAGTATACCAATAAATATGTAAAGTTGTAAACGTCCAAACATGATAACCTCCATAAGCTAAGGATTATTTATATGAAAGTGAATATCGGACCCTATAAACGTTGGTATGGACCCTATCAGATTGCTGATTTGCTCAAGCACGTTGGGGTATCTGCAGATCGTTGTTTTGATATTGGTGGTATGTTTCCTGAATGGGTCAATAGAATTTGTCAGTGGTTCTATGATCATCCGCCTCGTAAGGTGCAGGTTCGAATTGACGAGTACGATACTTGGTCGATGGATCATACACTGTCTCTGATCATTCATCCTATGCTTCTTCAGCTGAAGGCAAGCAAGCACGGTTCTCCTCATGTTTATGATGAAGATGTACCTGAAGAACTGCGTTCAACTAACGCTCCTGCATTGACTGAGGAACAGAAGGCTGTTTGTGCTCCTGATGCTCTGTTCCATAAGCGTTGGGAATGGATTCTTGACGAAATGATCTTCGCTTTCGGTCTTGAGATTAGTGACGACGATTGGGAAATGGAATACTACAGCAGCGGTAACTATGATGCTGTGAGTGCTATTCACGATCGTCAGCATAATGGCTTCAAGCTGTTCGGTAAGTATTATCGTGGACTCTGGGACTGATGGAAACTCAATATATAACTATCCCAGAAGATGTTGTTGAACAAGCAGCTAGTATTTGTGGCGATGATCCCGACAACAGTTTCTTTAAAATTTGGAATACTGGACAAGGATTTAAATCGGCTGGTATGACGCCTGTATATTTGTTGGATCAACTGAAAATGCAATTGGTTGTTGTTGCCCAAGAAACTTTTGGAAAAAAGTTACACTAACCCCTTTAAAAATATTGCGACGCACCCTATATAATATAGTGAGATGCCATGAAGGGTCTCACTATATGAAACTCTCGCTTCACAGGAGAACTATAATGACTAATTTTAAATTCGACCACTCGTTTTCTGACCTTGCCAAGTTTGATAAGTTTTTTGTTGGTCATGATAAATTTTTGGCAAAGGTCCAAGAAACTGCTGAATATCTTGCTAATACAGCAGCTACATCTGGTTATCCACCATTCAATTTGAAGAAGACCGATGAGAATGTTTATGTAATTGAAATGGCTGTGGCTGGTTTTGGTAAGCAAGATATCGAACTTACACTCGAAGAAAACAAGTTGAAGATTGCTGGTCATACCACAGTCGAAACTCTTACTGATGACGGCATCAATTCTCAATTCCTTCATAAGGGAATTTCAGATCGCCCATTTACTCGTACCTTCTCGCTTGCTGATAATGTTGTTGTGAATAATGCGCAGATGGTAAATGGCATGCTTCGAATTTGGCTGGAACATATTATTCCAGAAAGCAAAAAGCCAAAGAAAATTACTATTAAGGACTAAAATGTTTAATATTTTTGAGTATTATACTAACCAGGCTACGACTTGGTTACGTAGAACGTTAGCTTTCAACTCTGCATATAAAGAGCTTGATCAGCTAACCGATAAAGAGCTAGCTGACTTGGGCGTTCACCGTTGTGAATTACCTTATGTTGTTGCGAATACTCTGAAACAGAGAATCCCAAGTCAGTCTTTTTAACAATAAATAACGGGGAAGAAATTCCTCGTTTCATCATTTATGGAGGTTATTATGGAAATTACACTAAAACAAATCAGCAATTTTTTTGAAGACACAGATGATTCAGTTCTTGCCAATTTTATTGATCCTATCAATAAAGTTATCGCCGACTTTGAAATTAATACACCACAACGACTCTCTATGTTTCTTGCACAGGTAGGTCATGAGTCTGGTGGCTTGACGAAGCTTCATGAGAACCTAAACTACAAGGCAGATAGACTTGCTCAAATTTTTCCAAAGTATTTTAGAGATGTTGATACATCTGAGTATGCACATAACCCAGAAAAGATTGCTAATCGTGTCTATGCTAATCGCATGGGGAATGGTGATCAAGATTCTGGCGATGGCTATAAATTCCGTGGGCGTGGAGCGATTCAACTAACTGGAAAGTCGAATTACCTTGCATGCGGTAAGGATCTTGAAGTTGATTTGGATGCTAATCCAGACTGGCTAGAAACTCCTGAAGGTGCTATTCTATCAGCTGCTTGGTTCTGGGATCAGCACGATCTTAACGATCCTTCAGATGAAGGTGATGTTCTTACAGTAACAAAGAAGATCAATGGTGGTACTATCGGTCTTGAAGAACGTAAAGAACTTTACGAAGAAGCACTCAAAATTTTCGCTTGACATTTCCGTAGTTGTAGGGTATTATTAGAGTAATGCCCTACACTCACATTTGGAGTTATAATGAAGTTTTACACCAGCGTTTACCAGCGTGGAGATAAAATTTATGTACGTGGTTATGAAGATGGACAACGTGTAGAGTTTATTGAAAAGTATAAGCCATACCTCTTCCTTCCTAAGAAGGATGGGTTTTATCGTACATTGGATGGCAAGCAAGTTGATAAGATGCAGTTCGATTCTATCTCGGATGCGCGAGATTTCTGCGAAAAGTATAAGGATGTATCGAACTTCGATTATTATGGATTGAACAACTACCAATATGTGTTCATGTATGATTATTACAACGGCGAAATTCAATATGATCCATCGATTGTTTCAGTAGTTACGATCGATATCGAGTGTGCAGCTGATGAGGGATTCCCCGATATTCAGAAGGCTGACAAGGAAATTACAGCTATTACTCTGCGCAAGAATGGCAAGAACGTTGTGTTCGGCTGTGGTGAGTTTGTTACATCTGACGAAAAGACAAATTATATCCGTTGTAAAGATGAGTTTGAACTACTTGATAAGTTTGTCAAGGTGTGGAATCATCCTACTTGGAAACCAGATGTTGTTACTGGATGGAATATCGAGTTCTTCGATATCCCGTATACAGTCAATCGTATCAAAAACATACTTGGTAGCGAATATGCTAAGAAGCTTTCGCCATGGGGTATCCTTGATGAGAAGGAAGTCGAATTTAAAGGTAAGAAAAATCAAACATTCAGCCCAGCTGGTATTGCTGTTTTGGATTACTATCAACTGTATCGCAAGTTCAGCTTCGGTAATCAAGAGAGCTATAAGCTAGATTATATTTCCCAGATTGAATTGGGCGAGAAGAAAATTGACTACTCTGAGTATGGTTCATTGCTCGAGTTGTATAAGAATAACTTTCAAAAGTTTATTGAGTATAATATCTATGACTGTGTGCTTGTTGATCGTCTTGATGAGAAGCTGAAATTTATTGAACAGGTGATGGCGCTAGCATATGATGCTAAGGTAAACTATCATGACACTATGACTACTGTTCGTCCATGGGATGTTATCATTCATAATTATCTCTTGGATCGCCGTATTGTTATTCCTCAGTTCAAAAAGCAGTCAGTTGATCAAGCTCTAGTTGGTGGTTATGTTAAGGAGCCAAAGATTGGATTGTCCAAGTGGGTTGTATCGTTTGACTTGACATCACTATATCCTAGCCTGATTCAACAGTACAACATTAGCCCAGAAAAAATGATAGACAAAAAAACTGTTAAAATAATGATTGCAAAAGAGAAAAAAAGAAGAGGTTTGACCTAAATACTCTGTAAAAGGAGTATTATTATGAATTATCTAAAACATTATATTGCTTTGATGAGAAAAGCAAAATACAGAATCATTGATGAGAATAACACATACGAAAAACACCATATTTTTCCAAAATCCATATATGGTGAAAACACAAATCTTGTCAATCTTACATGTAGAGAACATTACATAGCACATAAATTGCTTTGGAAAGCATTTAAGAAAAGATATGGGTGGAAACATCAAAAAACTAGAAAAATGGCATCAGCTTTTCATATAATGATTTATGGTAAAGGTGATACATATAGACCATCGTATAACAATTCCTTTTTGTATGAATCAGCGCGAAAGGCTGTGTATGAAGCCAGAAAAGGAAAAGAAAGAAATGACATGATAGGCAAATCATATTTTGGTGCGAAAGAAGAAACAATAAAAATTGGCATAGAAAAAATGAGGTCGAAAAAGATAGGAATGAAAATAAATTATCCTAAAAACAGAAAATCTCAACCTTGTTCTGCCGAAAAATCACATAAAATATCAGAATCAAGAAAAAAAACTAAAGAAAAGTTTTGTTCTATGAGTAAACAAGAGTTTGACCAATGGTTATCGAGACAAAATTATTATGCAAAAGATGGTAGAGTCAATTCAAATATTTCTAGAGCTATAAAATGGAGAAATGATATTGTTTGAAAATGTGTCTGATGAACAATTGCTGATTTTTGAAAATATCATCGATGGTTTCAATCCCGAATATGTTGTAGAAAATTTAAAAAAAATTCCTGAAATCGAAGGATATTCTTCAACAGCAAATGGTTGTTTATATAAAAATGATTCTCACGGGTTTTTGACTTCTCTTATGGAAAAACTGTTTAATGACAGAATTAAATATAAAAAATTGATGTTAGAATCTCAACAAAGATACGAACAATCAAAAAGCAAAGAAGATGAAAATCTTGTTGCTAGATATAAGAATTTTCAAATGGCTAAAAAAATTCAACTCAACAGTCTTTATGGTGCACTATCAAACCAATGGTTCAGATGGTTCAATTTCGATAATGCAGAATCTATAACAACTTCTGGACAAATAACAATTATATACATTGCAAATAAAATGAATGAATATATGAATAAAATCTGTAAAACTAAAGATGTTGATTATGTAATCGCATCTGATACAGATTCGATTTACGTCACGTTTGAGAAGCTTATCCCAGCTAACTCTGACGAGCTTGAAGCTGTAAAGCTTATTGATCAGTTCTGTGAAAAAAAGATTCAGCCATACCTAGACTTTTGTTATGATGAACTTGCTGGAATGATGAATGCTTATCAGCAGAAGATGCAAATGAAGCGTGAAACTATCGCCAACAAAGGTATTTGGCGTGGTAAGAAGATGTATATTCTTAATGCTTGGAACGTGGAAGGCGTACAGTATGATAAGCCGAAGCTGAAAATTCAAGGTATTGAAGCTGTTCGTTCATCAACTCCTCATGCATGCCGTGTGAAGATTAAGGAAGCTCTGTCTCTTATTATGAATGGTTCTGAGCTTGATCTACAAACATTCGTCACAAACTTTCGTAACGAATTTATGAATTTACCTTTCGAAGATGTAGCATTTCCTCGTGGTGTCAAGGGTATGACTAAATACGCTGGCAAACGTGAGATATATATCAAGGGCACTCCTATTCATGTAAAGGGTGCACTGATGTTTAATTCTTTGTTGAAAATTAACAACATCAAAACTATTCCACCGATTCAAGATGGCGACAAGATTAAGTTCGCCTATCTGAAAGAACCTAATCCTATTGGCGATACTGTTATTGCAACTCCTGATGAATTGCCAAAGGAATTTAAACTTGATAAGTACATTGATCGTGAAATGCAGTTCAGTAAAAGCTTTGTAGAACCATTACGTTCCATCACAGAAGTTATCGATTGGGAAGTTGAACAGAGAGCAACATTGGAGGATTTCTTTGGCTAAAAAAAAGAAAAACAAAAAATTAACTCTTAATCAACTTGATAAAATGTCTTTTGAAAAAAGAGAAAAATATAGAGAAAAAATGAGGAAAGAAGCAGTAACCACTAAATCTTTTAGAACGCCACAATCGTTCGGTGCTGCAAGTAAATGTGTTTCTTTATCTATTGAAGAATATTTGTCATATTCTCCTAATCCAGAAACTGTAAGGATTATAAAAAATGAAAATAATTGAAGACAACGATTTTGGTTTTTCATTTGCACACACTGAAGAATTGGAAGCACAATCTCGTGCGCTTGCAGATGATAAAGTGCAGGGTTTGAAAAATATGATCATGCCTCTACTCAATAACCTTATGAAGAATCCTGAGAAGGATACAATCGTTTGGCCAGATAGAGAAAAGAAAATTAAAGCGTTTATCAAAAAGATGGACGACTACATTAGTTCTTGACAACTACTGTAATGTACGGTATAATATATTATGCTAAGGGATTGGTTCATTTATAGAAATCCACACACTAAAGGAAATAATATGTCGCTTAAAGATCGCCTTATAAAAAATAGCACCATAGACCTAACCGCTACTCTTGAAAATTCAAAAGTCTTTACCAAGAAGGATATGATTCCAACCTCTGTACCAATGATCAACGTAGCATTGTCTGGATCAGTTGATGGAGGTATCACTCCTGGTCTGACCATGCTTGCTGGACCATCTAAGCATTTCAAAACTGGTTTCGCTCTACTCCTTGCATCTGCATTTTTGAAGAAGTATAATGATGGTATCGTATTATTTTATGATTCTGAGTTTGGTACTCCTCAGTCTTATTTTCAAACGTTTGGTATTCCTTTTGATTCTGTGGTTCATACTCCCATCACAGACATCGAGGAGCTGAAGTTTGATATTATGCAGCAGATGAAGGAATTGAATCGCGATGATCATGTGATGATTGTTATCGATTCAATTGGTAATCTTGCTTCGAAGAAAGAAGTTGAAGATGCTCTTGATGGTAAGAGCGTTGCTGATATGACACGAGCCAAGCAGCTAAAGTCATTGTTCCGTATGATTACACCACATCTTTCATTGAAGGATATTCCTATGGTTGTAATCAATCATACCTATAAGGAAATTGGCCTCTATCCGAAGGATATTGTTGGTGGCGGTACTGGTTCCTATTATGGATCAGACAACATCTGGATCCTTGGCCGTCAGCAGGAAAAGGATGCTGATGGCATCAGTGGGTATCATTTCGTAATTAATGTGGAGAAGTCACGTTATGTTAAGGAAAAGTCTAGAATTCCTATCACTGTTTCATTCGAGGGAGGTATTAATCGCTGGTCTGGCTTGCTCGATGTCGCTCTTGATGGTGGCTACATTGTTAAACCTAAAAATGGATGGTATGCTACGGTGGATAGAGATACTGGCGAAGTTCGTCAGCCCTCAATGAGAGCTGGTGATATTGTAGACAATAAGAAGTTCTGGATGGATATGTTTTCTGATACTGACTTCGCGAAGTATATTGAAAACAAGTACAAGATGGCAACTGGCGCTATTATGGAGACTGATAATGACGATAACGAGCAATGATGTTTGGACAACTCTGTCAACTGTTTGGAGCGATGACCGTTCAAAGAAAGCAAATGTCAATGTTGACAGAGCACGTTGCTGTTATTTCGTTGACTACTTTGAAGAAGAATGCTGCATCAAATCAGTAGCATATCCAGGCAAAAGCCTACGTTGGGCAGAAGATTGCGCTGAAAATTTCACAATGGGTATTTTGAATGTACAGCAAACAGCCTAGCTCAGTAAAGTATGATTATAGCACTCGACCATTGAAAGCAACAATGGTCGAGTCTGAAGAAATTTATGCACGTAACGTAGGGATGGATGATTGGAAATGGCGATTGAAACTACGATTCTTAGTAACTTGGTATTCAATGAAGATTATGGTCGCAAGGTTATTCCGTTCCTCAAAGACGACTACTTTACAAATCAACAAGATAGAATTATCTTCAAACTCATCGCCGAATACGTAAACAAGTACAATGCGTTTCCTTCCAAGGAAGCATTGGCTATTGATCTTACACAAAAGGATGGTATGGGTGAAGAAACATTCAGACAAGCGTGTTTGGTCGTCAGCGACCTCAAACAAGACCCAGAAACCAAAATTGATTGGCTCATGGACCAGACAGAGAAATTCTGTCAGGACAAAGCAATCTATAATGCGATCATGGCGTCAATCGGGATTCTTGATGACAGCACTGGGAAAACCTCAAAGGGCAGTATACCTCAAATCCTTTCGGACGCACTTGCTGTATCGTTTGACACGCACATTGGTCATGACTTCCTTGAAGATGCGGATTCACGCTATGACTTCTACCACGCCAAGGAAGTTAAGCTCCCGTTCGATCTTGAGTACTTCAACAAAATCACTAAGGGCGGGTTGCCTCGTAAAACGCTCAACATATGCCTAGCGGGTACTGGCGTAGGTAAATCATTGTTTATGTGTCATTGTGCAGCATCTAATCTTGTAAGTGGCAAGAATGTGTTGTACATTACGTTGGAGATGGCGGAAGAAAAAATTGCAGAACGTATTGACGCAAACCTGCTTGATACAACCATTGATCAATTAGCACTATTGCCTAAGGATGTCTACGATAAGAAAGTTCAGCGTGTTCGTGGTAAAACCAATGGTAAGCTGATTGTCAAGGAATATCCTACAGCATGCGCAGGGTCTGCTAACTTCCGTCATCTTCTCAACGAACTTCAACTGAAAAAGAAATTTGTTCCAGACATTATTTACATTGATTATCTAAATATTTGTATGTCATCAAGGATTAAAAATGGAGCCAACGTCAATAGTTATACCCTTGTCAAGGCAATCGCAGAAGAGTTACGAGGTCTCGCAGTGGAGTTTAATGTCCCTGTCGTCAGTGCGACTCAAACAACTCGAAGCGGATATTCGAACAGCGACTTGGGATTGGAAGATACATCAGAATCCTTTGGACTCCCAGCCACAGCTGATTTTATGTTTGGGATTCACTCCAACGAAAAGTTGGAAGCAGTCAATCAAATTATGGTTAAGCAGCTCAAGAATCGCTATAATGACCCAGGGATGCATCGTAGGTTTGTTGTTGGCATTGATCGTGCAAAAATGCGTCTCTATGATGTAGAAGAATCAGCTCAGGATTTAGTTGATGATGGACCAGTTATGGACAATGGTAAGTTTATGAACGAAGATACAGAACGTAATAAGAAAGTAAGCAAGTTCGATAAGGCTAAGTTTGCGGGGTTCAAATGAATATTGAAGATATTGATTACGACATCAAGCTACTCGTTACTGAATGGGTGATGAAGCATATTGTCGAACACGCTCAGGAAGGCGGTTCGTACAGATACCTGATCTATAATCGTCTTCGGTTTAGTGCTGATGCATATGTTCCTCTGTGTGCAGATGGTCTTACTATTTCCAATGAGTTTGATTTAAACTTGAGGGAAAATATTCGTGAAGCTGTTGTTGAAAACGATATGAGCAAGATCAAAGATATCATTGGCCTTTGTGATGTTGAGGGATGCGGCGACTATATTTCATCTGGATTTCCTACAGATAATGGATACCGTCGTACTTGTAGCAAGCATTATATGGAGTATAAGAATGAGCAAGCGTAAGATGACATATAACCTCGTTGAAGGTCAGGATAAAACAAAGTATGATGTATTCGAAGAAACAACTCATCAGGTAATTAAGTCATTCCCCGGCGATAAATTTCTTGAAGCAAGAGCTTTTATGCGTCATTTAAACCTTGGTGGTGGATTCGATTCTTGGACACCATCTTTCTTTTTAAAAAATATTTTTGCAAAGTAGAAAAAAACTTATACTCTTTGTATAAATAATCTCAGAAATGATATGTATTACGTTATAACGTATGAGGCACGAGGCTTATTAGGCTACGGAATAGTTGAGAGAAAACGGTGGGGTTCCGCTCAACCATATCTATCTGTTTTGGGGGAGGATCGAAAGGTCCTCCCTTTTTCATTTACTTTTTGTATAAATAGGTTAATATAGAACTATGGAAAGAAAAATGATTTCATTTAAAGAACACAAACTGATTGAGATGTTAGATCCAAAACATCCAACTCTTCATGCATTCGATATTGATGAAACTTTATTCACTCATGATAATTCTAAGGTTCGAGTGCATGTAAAAGATCCTCATGGTAATAGAGTACAAACTCTTACCAACCAAGAATTTAACACACATCAGCTGCCTCCTGGTCATAGCTATGATTTCCATGAGTTCAAGTCAGCTGATTTATTTGATAAATCGGCTCATCCTATTCGTAAGATGATTGCTAAAATGAAAGCTATACATAAGCATAATAAGAATGTAGAATTATTAACTGCTCGTTCTGATCTTGATGATAAAGACAAATTCGCTCATGTTATGAAAAAATATGGAATCGATATTAGTAAAATTCATGTACGTAGAGCTGGTAATCTTGGTAAGAAGCCTCCAGAAGCTAAGAAACAAATTATCCATGATTTAATAAATAAAGAAGGATATAAAAAAGTTCATCTTTATGATGATTCGAAAGATAATCTTGACGCATTTTTATCATTAAAAAGCAAACATCCCGACGTTGAGTTTCATGCTCACCACGTTAAACACCATCCCGATACTGGGGAAACAATTGTTACTACAAGGAAAGCATGATGTTAAAGTTCGTATCGTTTTTAATTGAAGCTTCAAAAAAGCCAAAAAAAGAAAAAGCATTTAATTTAAATGATGCAAAAGGAAAGTTATATGAAATCCTTGCTGGATCTCATTTAATTCATAAAACACACAAATCAGGAGCGCCAAACAAATTTCTTTCATCTTATCGAGATGAAGAAGGTAAATCGCCTCAAGACGTTCATAACTACATAAAAAGTAAATTAGATGAACTTCATCCTGGTATGTATCATACAATTAACCAACATGCAGCAGCTGCAGCAGAACATATGCGAAACCAATTAGCTGCCGATGGCCATCACACTATTCACGAAGGCGCTTGGACTTCTCAAGCTGGCGACCACAAAAGATTTACGAAAGAAGACGATCCTAACAGCGATGCAGACATTATGTTAAAAACTAATCAGGGTCATATTGGTATCAGTATGAAATATGGTGGTAATAAAGATATGAACCTTCGTAATAATGGTCTTGATTCTCTTGAAGATATGGCGAAGTTGAAAAACGGAGAATTAACTGGCGCTCGTGAACGTCATCAAACTCTTACTCATAATCTTGGCATTCATAATCATGATGAATATAAAAGAATGAGAGATGAAGGTACGCCAGATGAAAAGAAAAGTGTAGCAGCAGCTGACGAATCAGCATTAAATACACAAAGAGAAATGGCGAAACATCTAACTAATGGTCTTGCTAATAATTTAAGTTCAGAAGATCTTCGTCAATATGTAAAAGACAGAGTTGCTCCACAAACTAAATTTAAACACTACAGAATTCATACAAGAACTGATAACTCTGGCGGTGCGACTCATCATATGAACGATATACAAGATGATGCAGCAAAGTTAGATCATTTCGAACACTTCAGAGTTGTTCCTCATAAAGGTGGTATCAGTGCTAAAATTGAAGGTAGAAGAATAGGATCAGAAAAATACGAACCAGTTTTAGATCAAGCTATTAAAAAAGTTAGTGGGGTAACAAAAGGTTTCGCTTCTTCGACAAAAGCTCCTTATGCTTCTAAAGCTTATGGCCCAGCGCCAAAAAGAGAAACTGAGCCAGTTAAAACGACAGGTCCAAAAAGAGTTAGACAATCATTCGTACAGCACGTAGCGCCTAAAGCACCAGTAACAAGTAAACCTCGCAAATCAAAAATTTCAGAACCAAATGATGAAGATAGATTTACTTCGGAAGGTGGTGGTAGTGCTATTGGTTCTAGAAGTAATCCTAATTGGAAACAAAAAGAAGCTACTGGTGAAGTTGGTGGCGTAAAGTTTAAAAGCAGAAGCGAGAAGTAATGAAAAGTTTTGCAGAATTTTTAAAAGAAGAAGCTGATAAACCAGCTACCAATCCTAAAAAAGGTAAGTTAACACACTTACCTCATCTTGACGATGAAGTAATTCATGGTGGTAACGAAGGTGTTGGTCGTGCAGATCAATTCCTTTCTGATGCTCATGATCATCTTCTTGGTAAAGATACTGATACTCATTTCTCAACAAAGTATGATGGTTCTCCCTCTATTGTTTATGGTATTCATCCTAAGTCAGGTAAATTTTTCGTTGCTACTAAATCAGCTTTTAACAAAGATCCTAAAATTAATTACACCGATGAAGACATCGAAAAAAATCATGGCCATGCACCTGGTCTTGTTACTAAATTAAAAGAAGCATTACACCACCTACCTAAAATTATGCCAAAATCTGGTGGTGTATTTCAAGGCGACTTGATGTATGGTAAAGGTGATGTACAAACTAAAGGTGGTCAGCATAACTTTACACCAAATACCATTACGTATTCTACACCAGCAGATAGCGCTGAAGGTAGAAGAATTTCCAATTCAAAAATTGGTGTTGTTACTCATACCGAATATAAAGGTAAGGGTGATTTAGAAAACATGAAAGCTGGACCTCTTGATGCTAAAAGACGTTCGCAATTTCAACAGCATCCAGATGTCAATAATATTGATCCATCAGAACAAGTTAATCCAGCAAATTATACACCAAAAGAACAGGCTGATTTTGAGCAGCACAGAGAAGCTGCTCGTCAACTTTATAAGAGAATGAAACCAGATAGTTTAGATTCTCTTGCTGGCCATGGTGTTGATCTTGAAGCTCATGTCAACAATATGATTAAAACAGGTGGTAAGCCTTCTGTTGAAGGTTATATGCAACATCTTACTAATAAACATGAAAAAGCTATTGCTAAATTAAAAACACCTGCTGCTCGTGAAAAATTAATGCAATCGCATGCTGACGATATCGGTCATATCACACAACACAAGAAAGATTTTCAACAGGCTCTTGAATTACATCACCATCTTCAAAAAGCCAAAGATGTTCTTACTCATGTGATGGCAAAAAACAATCATTTCGGTCATTCTATTGCTGGCGAGGCTACTTCTCCTGAAGGTGCAGTTGCTGTTAATAAAGATGGCGATATGACTAAATTTGTTGATCGTGGTGAATTTTCTCGCCAGAATTTTCTAAAAGGTAAAATGCAGGCTACTAAAAATAAAGAGCCTGAAGATAAACATCATTGGATGTGGTGGGGTCGTGGTCAACCTATTACCAAAGGTCATGAAAAAGGTATTAATAAAACAAGAGATGATGCTAATGCTGCAGGCGGTACACACAGTATTATCTTCTCTCACTCGCATGATGCTAAAAATCCACTAACAGCTGAACAGAAGATAAAACATGCTAAAAAAGCATTTCCTGGTGCTAACATAACTGCATCATCAGAAGCACAGCCCAGTATTCTTCATCATGCAGCAGCTGCTCATGCTGCTGGTGCCACACATTTACACGTTGTTGCTGGCGGTGATAGAGCTAAGCAATATAAAGAATTGCTCGATAAATATAACGGTGTTAGATCTAGACACGGTTATTATAATTTTAAAAATATCGCAGTTCATTCTGCTGGTGAAAGAGATCCTGATGCCGAAGGTACTGAAGGTATTTCAGGAACAAAAATGAGAGCCGCTGCTGCTGAAAATGATCGTAAAACTTTCCATGCTGGTGCACCTGATACTATGACTCCTAAAGAAAAAGATGATATGATGAAAGACGTACAGGCTGGCCAGAAGAAATTTGCTCCTATTAAAAGTGTCAAAAAGAAATAATTTATAAATATATCGTTCGCAGAAAGCTACGGCAACCCTGCAATTGTTCTTGGTTAAGCCTATGGGAAACACCAATGTCTAAGAAAGATACAAGTCTCCAATCTAGTCCTCAGCTAGTTCTTGTTGAGCAACAAGGGGTTGTCGTAGCCCTTTCGCCGAAACAGGTAATATCCCTGTTTAAAAAATCCGAACAATCTGGTATACCATTTGATACGCTAAGAGAAGTGTATCAAAGAGGCTACACACAGAGTTTATCAGAACAAATCGCATATAATAGAGTTAATTCATTTATCTCAGGTGGTGCAGCTATGGAAATAGATCAAGATTTAATAGAAAAACGTGGTCTTTGGGATAATATCCATGCTAAACAAGAACGTATTAAACATGGCTCGGGCGAGCACATGCGTAAGCCTGGATCTAAAGGTGCACCAACAAAATCAGCATTAAAAGCTTCTCAAGTCGAAGAAGATGCTAAAGGATATAAAAATCCAACTGGTGGGTTGACACAAAAAGGTCGTGATCATTATAACAGAGAAATCGGCGGTCATTTAAAAGCTCCAGTAACTACACCTCCGTCAGAATTGAAACCTGGTAGTAAAGCAGCTGGGCGTCGCAAATCATTTTGCGCACGCATGAGTGGTGTTGAAGGTCCAATGAAGAAACCTAATGGCGAACCTACTCGTAAGGCATTAGCATTACGCAAGTGGAATTGTGAAGAATATACTGGCGCCGAAAAGGTATCAAAAAATTCTGATGATCCATCAAGCAGATTTGTTGGCACAACATCATTAACTAATGTGTTGAAAAAAGAAACACCTGGTTATACAAAAACAATTAAGTTTGCAATCAAAGAATTTAGAGACAAATAAATACAATTGGGTATAACCCTATAAGAGGAGAAAATTATGGATACATTATTTGGTTCGATTATTGTAGCAGTAGCTGGTTATTTTGTTTTGAAGTGGGTATTTAAAGGTGAAACTATCAAAGAAGAAATTAAAGAAGCTGTTGTTGAAGTTAAGAAAGAAGCTGAAGTAGTTGTTGCTAAGGTTGAAACTGCTGTAGTTGAAGAAGTTAAAGAAGCTGTTGATGAACTAGCTAAGGTTGAAAATGTTGCAAGACAAGAAATTAAAGCCAATATCGATGATAAAATCGAAGAAGCTTTTATTAAAACGGCTGTAGAAGAAGTTAAAAAAGTTGAAGAAATTCCGGTTGTGGTAGTTGAACAAAGTACTATTGCTGTTAAAAAAGTTAAAACTAAAGCAAAGGCTGTTGAAGCTGTAGTTGAAGCGAAAACTGAAAAATTAGCAGCTGCAGTTAAGAAAACAAAGGCGAAGAAGAATGGATGAATTAGTTGAGCAAATGAAGGTATCTCTTGCGAGTACCTTTGCATTTTATTTGAAAGCTCATTATTTTCACTGGAATGTGGAAGGTGCAAACTTTCCACAGTACCATAAGTTTTTTCTTAAAATTTATGAAGATGCATTTGATGCTGTTGATGGTATTGCCGAACATCTACGTACGTTAGGTTCATATGCTCCTGGATCTTTTGCACGTTATACAGAATTATCTATTATTAAAGATGAATTGAATATTCCACCTGCTATGTCTATGATTTCTAAACTACTAGTTGATAATACAGCTATGATCGAACAACTAACAAAAGCTCAGGCTCTTGCTGAAAAGAATAAAAAAATGGGTATTGCTAATTACCTTCAGGATCGCATCGACGCCCATGAAAGAAATGGCTGGATGCTTAAAGCAACTATAAAGGCGTAAGATGAAAGACAATCTTAGTTTAGAACATAAAATTAGATTAGTACACGAAGCAGCTATGGCTCGCAATTCTCAAATTCGTATGAGAGATGTTGAAACTGTTGATCGTAACACATTTAATAAACGTGACAAAAAAGACGTTGATAAAAATGTAAAAGATCCAAAATCTGAACTTGCTAAACTGGGTGAAATTAAAACTAAGATTATTGATGAAGATGCTGTTGCAGGTGTATCAACAAAAGATACTCCAAAAGAACAACCAGATTCGGGCAAACAAAAGAAAAGCAACCAAAAAAATTTGGTCGAGCCAGGTACTATCATGGGTGGTAAAACAGAAGTTGAATTAGAACCATCTACTGATGAACGTGATGATAACGGCAAAAAAATTAAAGACGATTCAAAAAAATCAACAAAAGCAGCCAATGCACAAGCTGGCGTCAAGGAGGAAACAATGATTAAAACTAATTTCGGATTGCCAGCTGATCTTATTAAGACAGTCGCAGAAGCTATGGGCAAATGCACTAAGTGTGGTAAAAAGCCATGCATGTGCGAATCAATTGATGAACGTGATATGGGTAACAAGACTAAAAAAGATGCTGCCGTTGCTAGTGTTGGCGCAAAAAATAGAGATGAAAAGCATCTTGGTTCTAGAGGAATGAAAACTAGCGTTGCTGATAAGATCCGTGGTCGTGAAAAGATGTCTGGTAAGGACCGTATGGAAGAAGAAATTGATCCAGGTTTCTCAGCAGCTGAACTGGCTCATATCGAGTCAATCATCAATGAAGATTCAAAAGATCCATATACTTCAAAGAGCGGTAAGCATTTAGATGATCACATGCATGAATATGATCCTGACGAACACGGCGATTCTCCTGATGAACACGATCAAGAACCAGATCATCATATTGATTTACATAATGATAATGACGACCATGTAACTGTACATTATAAGAAAAAAGATGGAAAAACTACACACACATTTATGACACATGGCGGTGGACATCAAAATGCTGGTGTATTTGTAGTTAAAGGTAAGGCTCATCCAAAACATATCGAAACTTCTTGGAGAAGAGCTATGAAAACGGACCATGAAGGACAAGATAGTGGCTGGTAATAATAGTATGAAAACCCTAGTTCAAATTATTAAAGAAGCTAGACGCTCATCAATTCGTCCCGATGCAAAACGTGGGGACGAATCTGGTGTAAATACAAAAAATGATACAGTTCCAACAGTTAATATTACTGATGAAGTTGGTGATGGTACTGTGACTAAAGGTCCAGATGGTAAGATGCCATATAGCAAAACTAAAAATATTGTTAATAAAGTTATTCAACCATTTAAAGAAGCAGCTCTTGCAGAACTTTCACCAGAATTAGTTGGTAAGGTTAATAAAGAAAGAACAATTGGTGATAAGCCAAGCAAAACTCCTGAAGCTAAAAAAACATTAAGTAATGCTGTGGCTAAAAAATGGATTGCTTCTAAAGTCGGTGTTGTTAAAGAAGCACGTGCTGGTCGCCCTAAGAAAAATGCAACTGAAGATGATCCAGGTTCAGAACACGTTATGATGCAGATGCGTAAGGTAATTTCTCTTCGTGGTAATCATAAAATAACTCATGTTTCTGGCGAAAAATCTGATGTAACTCCTGCACAGGCGCACAAGGCTCTTGCCCATCATGATAATTTAAAAACATCAGCTGAAAAAGATGCTTATGCTAAAAGATTACATCGCAGTGCAGCTTCTATGCATGATGCTATGTCTGGTAAGGCGGAAGTTCATAAACCAAAAATTAGTCTTGCTGGCAAAATTACTGGTACTCAGAAAGAAGGTTTTGTTGACGTATCTCCAAAAACTCCTATTCCTCATGTAACTATTTCTAAATCTGCTCACAGCAAATCTACCAACGCCCCAGCTTCTTCTGGTCCTTCGCAAACAGCTGCTACTAATAGATCAGCACAATTACAAGCTAATGCTGAAAAAGAAGCAAATCAAAAGAAAAAAGCAGCAGAAGATGAAATTGCGAAAAGAAATCAGTCAGCTGCAGCCCGTAAGGTAGCTGCTCCTAAACCTCAATCAGCGCCAGAAGTTAAACCAATGGGCGTTCCTAAACCACCAAAGGTAATGTAGTGGCAATAATAGCTAACAATATTGTTGTTCAGAATAGGGGGAATATCATTCCCTCTTTACAATCTGCTAATAACGTTACTGTTCAAAGTGAAATAAAAGAAAAATTTCAATATGTGCCAGCTCCTGACGTTATACCCGAAAAAACAAGAACAAGAGAAAAGAAAGTTTCATTGTTCGTTCAACATATGACAACAAATTAAAAACAATAAATAGAAAAAACACTTCTCTAGGAGGATATCTAAATGGCACAATGGGGTAGAAATGATACTGGTGTTACAGCAAATAGCACCACAACCTACGAATCTTCGAATGGTGCACCAATGGGCACCTACGCTCTTGTAAAGGGTAGCGGTGGAGGCACTAATCCAATTTCAATGGATTCTAATGCACACTTTGGCAATACATCAGCTGGTTCACGTGCGAGCGTAGATTTTGCTATGTATGGTAATACAACTATTGGCGCTTTCATTCCTAACATGGCAGTTGGTGTATTTGCTGTTAATGCAGTTGCGATGAACGTAACTGGTGGTAACGTTGTTATTGCTTATGTAACAACTCCTGGTTCTGGCTATGCTCAGAATACCGCCAACTTCACTCCAGTCGTTGTTAATGGTGGCACTGGTGCATCTCTTAATGCTATTTCAAATAACACAACAAATGCTGGTCATATCACAGGATTTAACATTGTTGTTGCTGGTTCGGGATATATTACTCCACCATCGCTTTCGAATTTACCAGCACCTGCAGCCATTCAAATTGGCGCCAATTCTACATATATTAATAGCTCTGCAAATACTATTCTTTTAAGTTCTGCAAATACTATCTGGCAAGCAAATGATCGTTTTTATTATGGTGTTGCAACTGGTAATACTTCTATCGTTGGATTAGTAGGCAATACTTACTATTATGTTTCATTCGCAAACAGTACTGCTTTGGCTGTTTCTGCTACTCAGGGTGGTGCTAATCTTCAGTTGACTGCTAATGCTTCTTCATCAGAGCATGCTGGTCATACAATTCAAGGCGATACTGCAGCTGGTTATGTTGATATTAATGCTATTTTCCCAGCTGCAACTCATGCTGGATGGGTTGTTCGTCGCGAAGGAACTGGTGGCCGTGCAGGTCGTGTCCAGTACGAAACCCTAGTGGCTATGGGTTCTCTTGGTGTTAATACTGCTACTTCGATTGGAGTGGTTGGTAATCCTGATACTGTAACAGCAAATAGCATCGCCGATCCGTTCATTTAATAGTTAGGCTTTACTGATGGCTAATGATTCAAGAAGAGTTTCGCAATTAGGTATTACTACTACTGTATCAGCTAATGATAGGGTAGTAGTAATTACCAACCCAGCAACGGCGGCGCAAACACAAACTATTGCATTAAATAATTTTATCAATAGTATTTCGAATGCATTTCCAACTGCTAATTCTACACAACTTGGTGTTGTAAAAGGTGGTGGTAATAACATTTTTATTGATACTTCGGGTGTTATAAGTACTTCAATTTTACCATCAGGAACTTATAATATAACTACTATTACAACAGCTACATATAATGTTTCTGATACTGATGCTATTATTTTTGCTGATCCATATTCGATTGGTTCTGATATCACTATAATATTGCCAATTGATACAGCAATTGAAGGTAAAGAAGTTTTTGTCAAAAACATTAGCATTAATCCCGGCTGGAACGTGAACGTTACAACGGCTAATGGTGTAAATTTCGGTTCTCCTCTTATTGAAGATCCTATAATTCATAATTTTGCTGTAAGTTATACATTATCAGAATCTGGTGAAGGCGAAACTTGGATTCGTAATGGCAATGTATGGCGTGATACTGCTACTCAGCGTTCCGCTCCTATTTTTTATACAACAACTAATACATATCACCAGGTTGTTATTCAAAACGCTAACACTGGACAAGATGCTTCCGGAGACTTTGTTGTATACAACGATCAAGGTAGCTATGTAACTGGTACTGGCCCATATGTTGATATGGGTGTTGATAGTTCTACTTACTCTAATACAATTTATTCTTTGTTTGGTCCATCAGATGCTTATATGTACGCTGGTGGTGCTAACAATTTAATCATTGGTACTGATTCAGATAATAGCATTATCTTTTTTGCCAATGGCACACTAACAAGTAATAAGATTGCTTCTATTAACACTACATCTTTTACATTAGCAAGTAATACTTTAAATGTTGGTACTTCTACTATTTCTGCTAATGGTTATTCATACCTTCATAATGGTATGAAGATGGTTTGGGGTCATTTTGTTTGCAATACAACAAGTCAAGTTGTATTCTCTAGTGCATTTTCAACAGCTGTTGTATCTGTATCAGTAACACCAGCAAATAACGTTTATGTTGGTGCTAATACTCCATATGTGTTTACTTCCAATACAACAACGGCAAACATTTATTCTGCATCAACAACTACAACTGCCAATTGTTATTACACTGCAATAGGTTATTAATTGTCGTTACAAATTTTAACTGATGAAAATTTTTTAATTTATTGTGCAAAACATTATGATAATCCTCAATGTCATTCGACAGAAGAGTTTATGGATGATTTGAAACGTATTAAATATATTAAAAAATTGATTACAAGATATGTAGAGAGTGGTAATTTGAAAGAGAGATTAATACTCAATCATCTTACTATTCTCTATAATGTTTTTGGTGCTGAACATCTTTGTAGAATATTATACCTAAAAATGAAGTCACAGTATAGTTTTATTAAACCGTTTTTAATATTACTAAATATTATGCCTGAGAAATTATTAAATGTCAAAGATGAAAAAATTATTGATACAAATTTAATCCCTATGGACGACAATATTGTCAAAATTTTAAGAGCAGTAACTAATGTTTAAAAAACCACCCGAATTAGCAAAATTCGAAAAATATGTAGCTGCTCAACTTGGACTTAAAAAGCTTCCTGAAATTCATTACGTCGGTCATAAAGAAGACGCTAAAAAAGCATTTGGGGACTTTACTCAGAGCGATAATAAGATTAGAGTAAGAACTGTTGACCGTCATCCTATTGACGTTATGCGCACACTCGCTCACGAACTAGCACATTATAAATGGAAACTCCAAGGTAAAACGGGCGATAACAAACCAGGTGGTGCATCTGAAAATTATGCACATGAAATGGCTGGTAAGATAATGAGAAACTATGACAATAGTCATGGTTTTATGTTTAAAGCTCCTCCATTAAAAGAAGATGGCGCTGCAGCGGGAGTAGCACCCGCTGCAGTTAATTCTACAGGTCCAGCTGTTGTTGGTACTGGTGATGATACTAAAAATATGACTTGGGTAAAGAAAAAAAAGTTAGGTGAAATTGTTAGCTCAAAATCTTTAGGAGTTATCCGTGGTACCAGTAACTGATCGTATTGAAGCAGCCATAGAAAAATTAACTAATGTTTCGGTTGACTTGAAACAAATGATTGCTGTTCATGATCAGCGTATTTCTCAACAAGAAAAAACATCCGAATCACTTGAAACAAAATTTGAAAAACGCAGGGAATTGATGGATGATAAATTGAAAGACGTTTATGAAACCATGAGAGCACAAGATAACAATGTTCTGGAAGAAATCGCCAAACTTCGTAAAGAATCAACAGAACAGCATAATATCCTATCTGGAAAAATAAATCAACTAGAAAGATATATCTGGATGGCAATTGGTGGTGGAATGGTCCTTACATGGCTCCTCACCAACCTAGCTAATTATTTAAAACTTCTTCAATAATATTCCTTTACCTTTATCTAATATGTCAGTATAATTCTATATGAGACTGTGATATAGGGAGAGTTAGTTATGGATTGGATCGAGAACAAATACCTGATGTCGATTTCAGGTCGACTAGAAAAATTCAAGAGAAAATCAGGAAATGTGTTTAACTTTCGTTGCCCTCTCTGTGGTGACTCAGAAACACATAAGGGCAAAACTCGTGGTTACATCTACGAGAAGAAAGGCAAGTCATTTTTCCATTGCCATAATTGCACTGCGACAATGAGCCTGAGTAATTTCATCAAATCTGTTGACCAAAGTGCATACAATGAAATGCAAATGGAAAAGCTCAAGGGTGAAAAGCCTCCTGAACAAACAGATCTAGAAGCTTTCGTTGATAAGATGAAAAAGCCAGTGTTCCTAAAAATGGGTCCACTTAAAGGGTTGAAAAAGGTTAGCCAATTATCACCAGATCATAGAGTTAAGAAATTAATCGAGGCGAGAAAAATACCTACACCATATCATGCAAAGCTATTCAGTTGTCCAAATTTTAAAAATTACACCAACAATTTGGTTCCACATAAATTTGATGCTGATTCACTTATTCGTGATGAAACACGTTTGTTGATTCCTTTTATCGATGCAAATAAAAATGTTCATGCATATCAAGGAAGAGCTATTGGTGAATCAAAAGTCAAATACATTACGATCGTTCTGGACGAGAGTGTTCCAAAGGTTTATGGTCTAGATACAGTTAACTTCGATCGAACTACCTACGTAATGGAAGGTCCAATTGACTCTATGTTTGTTCCTAACAGTATTGCTACTGCTGGCGGTGATTTGGTTTCTGCTTTGGCTCCTCTCAGCGCCTCCAAATCTTCCATGGTTATTGTTTATGATAACGAACCTCGTTCCAAAGAAACAATAAAAAAGCTTGACAAAGCGATTATGCAGGGGTATAATGTAGTTATATGGCCTGAAAATCTTGATCATAAAGACATTAATGATATGGTTCTTGCTGGTATGAGTTCTGAATTTGTTACACATATCCTGAAAACAAACACCTACCGTGATCTAGCTGCGAAGTTGGCGCTTACAAAATGGAGCAAAGTGTAATGGCAAAAGAACCAAAGAAGCCTAATCAGTTCGGATATAATGATGCTGATTATGTCAAGTGGTTAGAGAAAGAAAATGAACAGCTTCATGTTTTCCGAGATATGGCATACAATATGTCTTCTTTCAAATATGAAGAAGTAGAAGATTACATCCGTATAGTGAAACAAGCTATTGCAGATTATGAGGCAGCAAGATGAGCTTAGAAGCATTTTTTGAAGAACCAGTATTGTTCTGCAAAGAAACTCATAGGCGTATCAAGCTGTCTATTGCTGCTTATGCTTATGAGTTTGAATCTGATTCAATTATGTCAGATGGTGACTTTGATGAAATGTGTGCTAAGGTAGACTTGTCTGTTAATACATCTCGATCAGATATGGATAAATGGTTTCGAGAAAACTTCCAACCACATACAGGTCAATGGATTGTTAATCATCCAGATCTAAAACGAATCAAACAACTTTATGAGAGGCACTACAAGTGACAAGAGATATTCGAATGGAAAAAGCAAACCCTGATTTGTTCTATAATCTTCGTCACCTGAAGGTATTTCAGGATCGTACAAATTCTAGCAACACAAAGTGGTTTTGTAGCTGGGATAACAATGATATTCACATTTATACTAAGAATAATGAACTAGTTTGTCGTATGGATAACATTCTTATGGCAGAGTATATTTGCTCACTACATAATATGTCTCAACGATTGATTGAAGAAGTGGAATCGAAATATGATACGTTTGAAGAATACAGGGATAGTGTGTTAAAATGATTACTTTTAAAATGATTATTGTAATAACTTTATTTTTAATATATTCTATGTTTATTCTTGGTGGAACTGTATATCTTATTGGATGGAAAGATTGGAACGTTTGGTGGATGATATTATCTATATCACTACTACCTAATTTTGACAAAAATAAATGATTAATACTGAAACGAACGATTTATTGAAGAAGTGGAATCAAAATATGCTGATTAAATTGACAAATAATAATGAAAACTTGAAGGGTATGCCGATTTACCTAATGACGGAACATATCATTTCTGTTTTTGAGGTTCCTACAGAAGGCGGTAGTTTGCAGACAGCTGTCTATGGTATTCGCGGAGATACATGGTATGTCGAGGAAGGTCTTGCCGAGGCTGTGAAAATTGTTAATGGAGTGAAGAAGTGAATACAGCAAAAATCGTAGCAGTTACACAACCGCTTATTGATAATGAAAATGGGGTGCGAATGACCCCGGATGAATTCATTGCTTATTGCGCCAGAGTTTCTAACCCTACAAATCAAATGAATAGCTTGACTGCACCAAAATTGTTGAGGTATTGCGCTAAAAATAAACACTGGTCAATTTTTGAAACAGTTAGTATTACAATGTCTATTGAAACGACTCGTGACATTGGACGCCAAATCCTTCGTCATCGTTCCTTCACCTTTCAGGAGTTTAGTCAACGCTATGCTGATCCAACCAAAGATATGGGGTTCGTTACTCGTGATGCCCGTTTGCAAGATACAGCCAATCGCCAAAATTCCATCGAAACTTCCGATGAAACACTACAATCAGACTGGGGATTTATCCAAGAAACCCTCATTGAAAAAACAAAATATGCCTACCAGTGGGCTATCGATAACGGCATTGCCAAGGAACAGGCACGGGCAGTTCTCCCTGAAGGACTCATTATGTCTCGTATGTATATGGCTGGTAGCTTACGTAGCTGGATACATTACTGCAATCTTAGGATGACTGAAGGTACTCAGAAGGAACATCGTGAAATTGCTCGCGAAGCATGGAATGAGATTACCGCTGCATTTCCATCTCTTAAGGATGCACTAGATATTTAACCTCCATGTGTTACTGAATATCCAGCTAATAACACAAGACCAAAAGACATTATTACAAATGCATATACTGTATATGTGAAAAGTTTTATTATATCCATTGTTAATATCCTTTATTTATATGTATAGCTATATAATCGTCATTATATACATTGTAAATTTCATAACCTAAATTTTGTATAGTTTGCATCAAATTTTCTTTTTCTGTTTTAAACCAATCATCGTTCCAAGCTTCGAATGAAAGTGTTGGATAATTATATTTTTCAAGAAAATTTATTCCGCCTTTGATTACATTCAGTTCATAACCTTCTACATCAATTTTAATTAATGCAGGTGGTTTAGAAAATTCTAATGAATTTAACGTTATAATAGGTACAGAAGATCTAGTTAATGCCATAGATTGTTCGATACCATGCTTCTCTCTATATTCTTTATTAAATGAAAAAGCACCAATATTTTCAATAGTATTGTAATCGATATCTGGCAAATCTATTATTCCATCATAATCACCAACGGCTTGATTATAAAGATAACAATTATCTAAACGATTCAACATCACATTGCTGCAAAGTTGATAATAAACAATTCTTTGTGGTTCGAATGATACTACAGTCCCACCACGCTCCTGAATATTTTTTGCAATTGGTAATGTATAAGCGCCAAAGTTAGCACCAATATCTAAAATTATTGGTGCTTCTTCATTTTCATAAAACTGTTTTAGCAAATTTAATATGTGTTTATCCCAATCACCATTTTGACAAAGACATCGAGAAATTAAATCATTCGTATCAAATAAAATATATTCAATATTATCAAATTTTACATTTTTAAGAGCTGGTAACATAATATATCCTTAATTAAAAAAACAAAAATAATCCTTGAACCATAAGAAAAATACCAATTGCCATTACACCAAAACTACTCCAAAACATTAATGAGCTTACAGCTATAATTGATGCTGATATAAGAACAATAGCAAGTTGCATTGTCGAACCTGCAATTGAAATCCATGGAGATTTTTGTTTTGCTAAATCTCTTTCTGCCTCAAGACCAATAGCTCTTGCCATTAACTCTTTTTTACCTTCACCAGTTGATGGTTCAGATTCGTATCTGATTGCTGTTGCTCTATATTTATTGGCTTTTTCTCTATCACCACGAGATTCAGCTTCATCTGCAGCCGTTTCATTCATCGTTTGTTTGATTGATTTAGCCTGGTAAAACGACCAAGTATCATTGGCTTTTATAGTATTGGTTAATATTAATCCACTTAAACCATTACCAATATATGTATTGAATGCAAGAAATAATGCAAAAACACTTATAACAAATCCAGCTTTATCTTTTATACTAGCTTCTCTTTCAGAACGAGATAGTTTTTTTTCTTCAGACATTTTCTGCCTCTTATTTTATTATTGATATTAATGAACTGATATTTATATTCCCACCAATTATAGACATGCCAAAAAGAACAATAAATACACATATACTAAACATTATAATAACAGATAATGTTCCAATTAAACTTTCTAAGTGTTTGAGCTGATAAACAATAATATCCATTTTTTGTTTATCAGTTTTTTTGTCAAATTCAATTAACCATGGATAAGATTCGTAATCATGATCGGCCATTAGTATTTTCCGTATACAGATGTTGCGAACGGTACAAATTTAGCTAATTCTCTGTATGAAGCTCGATCTGTATATGCAAAAATAGTTACCGTAAAAAACAAGAAAAAATAAATGATTAATGGAACACCAATAAATATCAATGAAAATAATTGTATAATAGCAGCAGTTTCAGCAGCAGCTTCTGCTTCTTCTAATTCTTTTTTAGCTTTAGCTTTTCCTGCTGCAATTTTAGCTTTATAATATTCATCACGTTGTTTTGGGCTCATAGCCTGTAACATAGCAATTTCTTGGGCTTTAGCTTCTTCATCTATAGCCATTTGTTTTAGGATTTTAGTTTGATCGGATACTTTTTTATTGTGATCCAAAGCGCCTTTGTTGGCTTCGTTAACAGCGTTAATATGGACTTGTTTAGCTTTGGCTTTATCTACAACATCGACGATCCCAAATATAGAATTGGTTACAGTTTTGCCCCATGATTCGCCAAGTTTTGCAGCTTTATTTGGGTCTAAAGGTATCATTTGACTTTCCTTATGTTTGTAATTATTACATAATAAAATCAAAATTATCATTGACAAAATGAAGTATATATAGTATTATTTAGGTATAGGAGAATAAAAATGATGGCGAGTATTCAAGTAACAAAAAGAAACGGTAAACGAGAACACCTTGATCTGAATAAATTCCACAAAGTGGTAGCATGGGCTTGTGAAGGTATCAATGCTGTATCTGAATCAGAAATTGAACTCAAGTCGCATATTCAGTTTTACGATGGTATTAAGACTACAGACATTCAAGAGACTTTGATCAAGGCAGCTGCTGATCTTATCAGTGAGGACACTCCTGGGTATCAGTATGTTGCTGGTCGTCTCATTAATTATCATATCAGAAAGCAGGTTTACGGAGATTATAATGTTCCTAATCTTAGTGTTCATATTGATAATGTTGTTAGCGCAGGATATTATGACAGTAATATTAAAGAATGGTATTCTGCTGCTGATCTTGCTACTCTTAATAGCTACATTGATCACAAGCGAGACTTCTCAATCGCTTATGTCGGTATGGAGCAGTTTCGTGGCAAGTATCTAATCAAGAACCGTTCAACAGGACAGGTGTACGAAACACCTCAGTTCTGTTACATGCTTATTGCAATGGTTCTTTTCCGCAACTATCCAAAAGAAACAAGGCTAAAATGGGTTAGGGATTTATACGATGCAACATCTACTTTTGAAATTTCGTTGCCGACTCCTATTATGGCAGGTCTCCGTAGCCCTCAAAAGCAATTCAGTTCGTGTGTACTTATCGAATCAGATGACTCTCTTGATTCAATTAATGCGACAGCTTCCTCTATCGTTAAGTATGTTTCTCAGAAAGCTGGCATTGGTATTAACGCTGGTCGTATTCGTGCTATCGGCTCTCCTATTCGCTCTGGCGATACTACGCATACTGGCGTTATACCCTTTTACAAACACTTCCAGAGTGCGGTTAAGTCTTGTTCACAGGGCGGTGTCAGAGGCGGTGCAGCAACTCTTTATTATCCTATTTGGCATTTGGAGGTTGAAGACCTACTGGTACTGAAGAACAACAAGGGTACAGAAGACAATCGTATTCGTGGCTTGGACTATGGTGTCCAATTTAATAAGGTGATGTATGAAAGACTTCTCACAGGAGGTAACATTACCCTCTTTTCTCCTAACGACGTTCCTGACTTGTATGACTCTTTTTTTATTGATACTGACAGGTTTAGAAATTTATACGAGTCTGCAGAACAAAACTCAGCAATTAGAAAGAAAACAATACCAGCAATTGAACTCTTCTCAGGATTCATGCAAGAGAGGAAGGATACCGGACGTATTTATCTGCAGAATGTAGATCACGCTAATGATCACGGATCGTTCATCAAAGAACTAGCGCCTATTCATCAGTCTAATCTTTGCTGCGAAATCGACCTTCCCACTAAACCACTAAATGATATCAATGATGGCAAACCAGTAAAGAAAAATATTAAGATGACCAAAGAAAATTATCAAAAATATCTGATTTGGCGTAAAAATAACCCAAATACACCGCTCCCCAATTCATAGCGGATATAAATAGTTGTGAAGGAGGAGGCACAACTATGATTACACTTTACGTTAAAACACACAGAGTTACGGGATTAAAATACCTTGGTAAAACAGAAAGAAACCCATATACCTATTCTGGTTCTGGTATTAGATGGAAAAGAGAATTAAACAAGTATGGTGATGATGTTGAAACTGAAGTATTGTTTCAATCTGAAAATCTTGAAGACATTAGAGAAAAAGGATTGTATTATTCTGAGCTATGGGATATAGTAGAATCTGATGAATGGGCTAATTTCATAGAAGAAAATGGTTCTGGTGGTGATACTTCTGCTTATAGAGATTATGAAGCAATGAGTAAAAAAACAAAAGGTGTGTCTAAAGGACCACAGTCAGAAACTCATAGGTTAAATAATTCTTTAGGTCATTTAGGTCAAACTCCTTGGAATAAAGGTAAAAAAACTGGTCCTGTTAGTGAAGAAACTAAAAAGAAACATACACTAGCTAGAACAGGTCAGAAACGTGGAAAATATACACTACATAAAGAACCACATGGAACAAAACATCTACAAGGAAAAAAAGCTAGTTGCTTGTGTTGTAAGAGAGAATTTGATCTTGGCAATTTGGCAAAACATTTAAGGAAAAAAGAAAATGAATCTACCATTTAACTTTGAAGTTGTAACAGAAATAGGAAATGACGATGATGAGTATATTTATGTTCTTGGTGAAGAGTTTGAGAGTGAATCAGATGCAGAAATTAGTCTGTGCACTTTGAGTGCCATAAACTGGGGAAAAATTCGTGATCCTGCTGACTTTGAACGACCTTGTACACTTGCTGTACGTGCTCTTGACGAGCTTCTTGATTATCAGGATTACCCTGTCAAAGCTGCTAAAAATTCCACTATGGCCAGACGACCTCTTGGTGTCGGTATTATTAACCTCGCTTATTGGTTGGCTCGCAATGATCTTAGCTATCAGCACATTGATTACGATGGATTGAATAAGCTTCATGCGTTTGCAGAGGCTTGGTCTTATTATTTGATTAAAGCATCAGTTGATCTAGCGGAGGAAAAAGGTGCCTGTCCGAAGAGTAATGAAACAAAATACAGCCAAGGTGCGTTCCCCATACACACCTACAAGAGAGAACTGGACGAAATCGTATCGCCAGCATATCGGATGGACTGGGTTTCGTTGGGCGCTAAAGCTTGCAAGTATGGTATCAGGAACTCAACTCTTATGGCTCTCATGCCATCAGAAACATCGGCACAGATTAGCAACGCAACGAATGGTATTGAGCCGCCAAGATCGTTGGTCTCTGTCAAACAGTCTAAAGATGGCGTACTTAAGCAGGTTGTACCTGAAGTACGAAAGCTCAAGAAAAAATACGACCTTCTTTGGGACCAAAAATCACCAGAGGGTTATCTCAAAATCTGCGCCGTTCTCCAGAAATTCATTGATCAAGGAATATCCGTTAACACCTCGTACAACCCTAAGTTCTACGAAGATGAAAAGATACCGATGAGTGAGATGATTGGTCATTTGTTGATGTTTTATAAGTTGGGTGGCAAACAGCTATACTATTTTCAAACAAACGATTTGGCAGGAGAATATGAAGAAGCACCTTTGGCTGCTGGCGAAGTACCCGATGAAGATTGCGAAAGTTGTAAAATATGACAATGAAAGTTAAAACTTATCTTGATAAGAGTCTTCTTCATGGTATTGGGTTATTTGCCGGTGAATTCATTACCAAAGGTCAATTAATTTGGGAACATGATTCAATTATTGATGGTTGGCTACCAGCCCTACATAATTATAACTATGACAGTATAACCAGAGAAAACTTTGATTATATGTATTGTTATGATAAAGATTTAGATAAAATTATTCATTTCGCAGACAATGTTAGGTTCATTAATCACAATAGTGAACCTAATTTAACAGCACCTACTAAGTATATTCATTATGCTGCTATGGACATATATTCTGGCGAAGAATTAACAATTGATTACGACTTAGTGTGCGATAACGGTAAAGGTTTTTAAATGACAAGATTAGATCCACCCATTCCATTACAAACTCCAAAGGGAGATGCGATGGCTTACTTTGTTATTGATTATGGTACGGAACACGATCTAATGTGGGTTTGTTTTCAAGATGATACTGGTGAATGTTGGAGCTGGCATAATGCTCATATTCGATTAAGAAAAAATTATACTTCAGAGCGTATTAATATAAGTCCTATTGAACATGATGTATTTTCAAAAAAGATAAAGTAATGAAAGTTAAAAAAATGAAGTTGACTTTTGAAGAGAT